CAAATACATCGATCCGATCCCAGTCTACTACAGGAATAACAGCTCTAGCAATTGAAAGAAACAATAAAGTTTCAAGTTCAAATGTGAAAGCATTTCCCATAGAGGAGAATTTCTCCAAAGGTACAGACTCACCGTTAGGGAGTCTAGTACACTTCGACCGGGCCATATCTAACAGTTTATACCACGAAGGAGGTAAAACAGACCATACTAGACCATCAGAGATTGTATCTGAGGCCATAGATAAATCTATCGTACACAAACCCTCGCGAATCGCGTTTCTAGCGCGAATCCCATTGACATGTTGCTGATTGATCAAATCAGTCCCATGGTACCGTAGCTTTCTGCGTAAGCAGGCACCTATCCCTTTCTGAACATAAGAATTCAGGCGGGGTTCGATGCAAATGCCACGGTCCGTTTTGGACGTCTTTGGAACAGTAGAAAACTTGTTGCCCATAACTATTTCGGGGTCAGTAGCACTTTCATGCCACCTAGGTCCCAAGATAGCTTTATAATAGGGATACAAGTCTGGAGTCATAGTTAACCCGTCTGCAAATTTTTCAGACTTAGTTGAACCACTACCAGTAAATCCTACGTTCGCCCCAGGTCCAAAATCAAAACACCGCTCCACCAATTCAAGGTCCGAACGGACCAAAGGACCAATAATACGATAAACTTCACGACGAACGTCGACAAGCAGTCGATCAAGTTCGGGTGAGCCTCGTACTATTTTCCTATTGGTTTCACAGCATAACGATTCAGCCAGATCGAAAGCCTTTAAAGCTTCCGCCTCAGTCCATGAGGTGGTGGGCAAGTTAGGCGACTTCCTAATCATCTCTGACACCTGGTAATCCAAAACGAAATGTTCTGGTTCTAGGTAGTCATTGGGATTTATGGAAAGATCGGAAACCTGGTCCCACTCACCATTCTCAATTAAGAGAAATATCATGAGTGATCTAGGAGAATCTATTGCTAAGCAAAGATCCTGACAAAGGGTCTTTTCTAATCTGAGATCAGTTTCGTTCATGAGTTACTCACTTTGCTCA